ACAAAATATATCGGGAGGGAAACCCCTGATATATTTGGACCAAGCCTCTGACTTGTAAACTGCTCTATGCTTTTCAACGAATTCTCTGTTGAGGGAATTAAATTCAGAGCACACGAAAGCACTTCACCCGTCTTTCGTGGGGAGGTTTCCAGGTGTTTGACCTACTACAGAGTCTTCGCCTGCAAGTGGGTTGAGTTGACCTATCAAGATCCACTCACACGCCATTTAGTACAAAATTACTATGGCCCCAACACTCCCGTTTACAACTGGCTGGAGCACATTCGCCTTATTGTTGTCACTATGGTGCCTATTCTGCTCCTGCCAGACACAACCATTGGACGGCACATCCATATTAAGAGACAGTACCTCCAGTCTGTCCTTTTATGGCTTGCCCGCAACAAACTCTACTATAGAGTTAAGAGATGCCGTTCCAAGCGGTTTGTACTCGAGCAAGATCACATCGGCCCCGAACTTTTCCGAACTCAGCTACTCCAGTATGCTGGGTTGGATGTTTTTCAAGATGTGGCGCGATTGCAAGACTTTCTCGAGAGAGGCTACGACACTTTCCGATCGGTTCTTGGAGTACACCTTCTCGAACACGAAAGGTTTGTTAGTCGAATTCTTGAACAACCTGTTATGGAACCTGATCAAGCTGTACGTTTATGCTTTCACTATCATAACGCGCTTGATCATGACGATGACGATTCTGGCCTGGAAACCGATTTTGATAATCTGTCTCTTGGTCGTCCTTACATCAATGGTCTACCACCTAATGAGAAAATTATTTTCATTCATTCAAATTTGGTGGGTCGTAGCACCTATTCTCATGATATATAGGACCGTCACGTACATTCACAGAAGGTTGTTCGCTTCACGTGGGGACGAGAAAATGGTCCAAGGTTTCAAAAGCTTTGCCGTCCCCATGTCACCACCAGGACACTCAGTGCTTGAGATAGTACACCCCGATGATTCTCACATGGGATATGCATCCTGTGTTCGATTGAAAAACGGGGAAGAGGCTCTCATGACATCCGTTCACTGCATAAGCGATTCTTTCAAGGTTCGCTCGTTCAGGAATGGTATCAAGATCCCTCTAACGGAATTCCAAGTGCTGTTGCCCGCCAATGCGATGGACATTGTTCTTCTTCGAGGCCCACCTGAGTGGAAGTCCATCCTTGGAGCCAAAGCAGCCCACTTCACTCCAGTCAACCAGCTCAACAAAGGGGCTGTGTCTTTCTTCATTTTCGACAAGGAGTGGATGATGCACAACGCAAAAGTTACAGGAACTGATGGTTTTTATGCCACAGTTCTTAGTAACACTGAGAAGGGCTACAGTGGCGCCCCCTACTGGAATGGGAAATCTATAGTAGGGGTGCATAAAGGGCACGTGTACGGAGACGATTCCAAGAATTACAATCTTATGTCGCCGATTCCCCCTGTCAAGGGGTTAACGGCGCCTAATTTTGTGTATGAGTCTCCGTCTCTGCAAGGAGATGTCTTTAGCGACGCCGACGTTTCAGACATTGCTGATTACGCCGAGGAGGTGTATGAGAAAACCCTTGCAGAGCCTAAAGTGTGGAAACCTGCCAGCGGCAAATACTGGTGGGAAATGGCTGAAGAAGAGGATGATTTTGTCGTTGAGGCAAAGTCACCTCCCCCTGATAAACCTGTTGAGAACGCTACAGCAAAAGAGCAGACTCCAGCTTCGACTGTCGAGAAAGCTATGGTTGCTGATCAGCCGACTCCAGACCAGGGAAACGAGCCAAGTGGCGCCGACCACTTAAAAACACCGGAATCCACCCCGCTCAAGCAAGACGAATCTACAAAAGAGTTGCTCAACAACATCGTCTCGCAGTTGATTCAAAAGATCGACCTGAGCTCCATTGCAACGAGGGTGGAGGAGAAACTGCTGCGTCAGGCCCAGAACAAACAGCAGCAGAACGGAGGGAAGAAGTCGCCCAGAAAACGCAAGACCTCGAACACTTCTTCCAAGCCGCATACAAATGGGAAGAGTCCACCAGTGACATCCCAGGGTTCAGGAAATGCGGCAAACTCCCCGCGCTATACCATCCCCCAAAACCGAAGAGCACACAATGGGGAGAGCGCATCATCTCAGAGCACCCAGAAATGGCGTCCAAAGTCGCCGGTTTCGGGTGGCCCTCCTTCGGCGCCCAAGCCGAAGAGACAAGTCTGAGACTCCAAGCGGCACGCTGGCTTAAACGAGCTGAGTCAGCGGARAAGCCGACAGAAAAACAACGCAAGCTCGTCATTGATCGTGTGGTYAAGGCATATGAACCGTGTAGAACYAATGCCCCACACACCAGCTCCTCTGGCAGCCTCATCTGGTCCGACTTCTTGAAAGATTTCAAGGAGGCTGTCAACTCACTAGAACTCGACGCAGGAATAGGTCTCCCATACAAACTTCTTCACAAAGACACCCATCGTCAGATGGTTGAAGACCCCAAATTCCTGCCGCTCCTGACGCGATTGACCTGGAACCGTTTACAGAAGATGTCCCAGGTTGATTTCCAGGAGATGACTCCTGAACAACTAGTGAGGGAAGGATTGTGCGATCCGATTCGTTTGTTCGTCAAAGGAGAACCGCACAAGCAGGCGAAGCTTGATGAAGGGCGCTACCGCCTCATCATGTCAGTCTCGCTGGTAGATCAACTGGTAGCCCGGGTTTTGTTTCAAGCACAAAACAAAAGAGAGATAGCTTTGTGGAGAGCTATCCCTTCAAAGCCCGGTTTYGGCTTATCCACAGACAGGGAAGCACGCGAATTCATYGAATCCCTGTCCAAGACAGTAGGGTGTTCCCCAGCAGAAGTCATTCATGGCTGGAGGGACAAGATCGTACCCACCGACTGTTCCGGTTTTGACTGGTCAGTCGCCGACTGGATGCTCGAAGACGACATGGAAGTGAGAAATYTTCTCACWATCAAYAACAACGAGCTAACCCGCCGCCTCAGGGCGTGCTGGTTGAAGTGCATCACAAACTCTGTGATTTGCACRTCCGGCGGTGTCTTGTACGCCCAAACTCATCCTGGAGTGCAAAAATCTGGATCTTACAACACGAGTTCATCCAATTCCAGGATTCGAGTAATGGCCGCTTTTCATTGCGGCGCAGATTGGGCGATAGCCATGGGAGACGATGCACTTGAGTCTCCAAACTCCAACATCAACGCGTATCAAAAGTTGGGGTTTAAAGTCGAGGTTGCCTCACAGCTAGAATTTTGCTCACACGTCTTTGAGCAGGAGGACCTCGCCAGGCCGTTGAACGTAAACAAAATGCTTTATCGTTTGATCTTTGGATACAATCCGGCCTGTGGCAACGCGGAGGTATTGTGCAATTACCTCCAAGCTGTGGCTTCTGTTCTCAACGAGCTTCGCCATGATCCACAGCTAGTTGCTACCCTCCATGAGTGGCTGGTCCCTGGCGCCGCCACAAAATAAATACGGAGGGGCATCCCGAGCCACCATATAGGTTGCAAGAGTGGAACGGGAAGTCCTATAGATAAGCCGCGCGATTCTGGATTACAAACTTCTAGCGGGAGTTCTCATCGGTGTTCTCATCGCAATTCCCCTAGTGATCATAGCGGCTTACCTGATATTCCTCAAAATCAGTGCACACATCCGAGCGATAGTGAATGAATACGGGCGCTAACCGCTCACGAAGGAATGTCAGAAGACGCGCTAACCGTCGTAGACAGACTCGGCCAGTGGTCGTGGTCCGGGCTCCCCCAGGACCTAGACGAGTACGACGACGTAGAGCACGTGTTGGAGGAAACGCTGTGCGAGGACCGGGAGGAAGAAGCAACCGGGATGTTCTCACTTTCACGGTTGACGATCTCAAAGCCAACTCAACCGGGATCCTCAAATTCGGACCGAACTTATCTCAGTACGCAGCGTTCAACAATGGCTTACTCAAAGCCTACCATGAGTATAAAATCACAAGTCTCACTATTCAGTATAACTCATGCTCCTCCGACGCAACTCCAGGTGCAATCGCACTTGAAGTGGATACATCCTGCTCCCAAACAACAACAGGCTCCAAGATTACTAGCTTCCCCGTCAAGAGGAACGCCAAGAAAGTCTTCCCGGCCCCCTTCATCAGGGGGAAAGATTTCATGACTACGTCAGCTGACCAGTTTTGGTTGCTGTACAAAGGGAATGGAGACTCGAGCCTAGCAGGACAATTCGTCTGCCGATTTGAATGCCTTTTCCAGAATCCCAAATAGGTAGGCGACGCTCCCCCAACACCCACCCCAACACCAACCCCACCCGCTCCGACCCCGGCACCGGCTCCCAAGTATTTTGGATACCAAGGAGTGCCGAACAACATCGTGAAAACAAGAGGAAACTCTGAATATCTAGATGTGGGTCCGCTCGAAAATGTGACCATGTATCTTTGGAAAGACGAATCGTGGAGCATTGAGCAACTGTCAGCCGGATATCGCGTTAACAATCGAGAACGTGCCATACCCTTTGTCCTCTTTCCAGTGGATAAAGGTAAATACTCCGTGTTTATACAATGTGAGGGCTTTAAGGCAGTTAAAGCCAAAGGAGGCACGAACGACGGCAAGATGAGCGGGTTTCTTTGTGACAATGCAAATCTCGCGGGTTGGCGAGCATACGCATATAGTGGGTGTACAATCTCTAATTATAGAACATCGGACTCTAATGTTCCTGGTCATCCGGACATGAAAGTCAATGGTGGATCTTTTACCGACCAATTGGTCGAGAGAGATTTTTCTTGTTCATTTCACCTTGAGGTGCCTCAACAAGGCTATTTTGGCTTAGAGGCCCCACCCATTGAAAAGAGTGATCATTTCAATTTTGTGGTGTCTTACGCTAACTTCACTGATAAAATCCTGGAATGGGGTTCAATCTCTGTAGCGATAGACGAGGTGAATGACGGAGCGTATAGTAGATCAAAATGGGATAAGACTACTGCAATGAGTGCTCGTTTGCCGACTCAGGTGAGCGCCCCCTCTGAGGTTTACACCCCGGAAGCACCTGAACAACCGACTAACGAAGGGACGGAGAGTATGCCTCCAGCCCCGAACCCGGCACTGGGACCGGACAACCCAGCAACCAAAGAACCCACGCCCAAAATCGTGGATAATCCGGACCCAAAGGTACTCAACTGGCTTAACAACCAGCGAGATAAACCTGTGGTGGAAGAGGTTTTGCGTGAATCTCCGATTTATGCTCCTCCACCCCCCCCGTCTCTAGTCCCGACTCATGCCGACACTTTAAGACAGGCGGATAAGGTCCGGAGAGCTCTCATGGCTAACGCTTCACGTTCAGCCTCACCTCCCCCCACGAACACCGAAGTTCCTGTTCTTGGAGCCACTGACACCGCTTCTCTTAGTGGATCATTACGCGGTGGCTCCCTCAGGGGTAATTTGGGTTCTCGCCCCTCTCTTCCGAGGGTCGCTGACAGCCCTCCCCGTTCTGTAAGTCCGGCTCGTTCCGAGACCAGCACTTTACAGGGCGGTTCCCTGAGCGGTGGTTCTTTGAGAGGTGGTAACCTCCAGGCTTTGCCTGAGGCCACAAGAGAGCAAAGGAGGGAATATGAACGTCTCAAGAATTCACAAGGGAAGACGGTAGCAAAAGCCCATGCTAAAGAACACGGTTACAAGCCACCGAAATCTTCCTCCTCCTTGTTTGGTTGAGTGTCGAGCCACTATAACGCTCCCCGCCCCGGGACACGGGACTCCAATCATGAGTTTAAACTGAGCTCTTTCCACGAGCCTAAACTGGAGAACTCCGCAAAGTTCTAAAACTATGCAGATGGGCTAGCGACCCAGCTCTTCCATTGATTTTCAGGATCTTTGGAAGCCCAAGCTAAAGGGGTGGAATACAGGGAGGCACTGCCTCCCGTATATCCTAGTWA